TGTTAATGCAAGGTCTTTATGGATATCAATACTATACTGTAAGAGAGGAACTATTAAATGAGAATAGACCTCGGAAATGATTATGAGGAAGATGTGGATTATTTGTATTGTGGAAGACAAGAATATACTGATTTAGTACACCCTCGACAGGGAAGAGATAAAAATAGAGAAATAAACAGCAATTTGTTTGGCGTGTATGCTACCCAATATAAAGAAGTTGCTGCATCTCACGCAGTAACATTTGACATTAATGGTTTTACGGATTTTAATAAATTTGGGTATCTTTATATATTAAAACCAGAAGATTTTGTTCAGTTAGATTCTTGGCAATTTATAAGTCGTGTTACAGTAAAGCCTATTACATTTGAAATTGTTAAACCTGTAGAATATTTACATAATATTTTAAATGGCGAATGGCAAGGGATAACTTCGCATGGAACTAAAGAATTAATATTGAAATTTAATTCATCTAAAACTATAAAAACAGAAAGGGGTGATTATGTGGTAAACGGTGATCCAAAAACTATCGCTAAAGAAGTTCTACATAACGAGATAGTAGAAGTCATAAATAACTTTGATGCTGGAAAAATAGATTCTAGCATTTTGTGTGATATGTTAAGAAAACTCGATAAAAATTGGGATGAATTCATAAAATAAACACATTCAATGGAACCCAGGTTGTTGTGAACACTGCTACATCTTTATTTTTTGATTTTTCTAAAAATTCTTTTATTTTGTTCGGACAATCTGAAGCAAATATTATACTTTTGGGAAATGTATCTTCTTTGTTACAAACAAAGAATCTGAATTTACAAGAAACCATTATTACTCATAATTTATATTTAATAGTATTTAAATATTGCGCTTTAAATTATTTAATTCACTTTTTTAAAATAAGATTATAACCTTATAACTAAATCCAGTTTACGAATTTCAAACTGGGTGAGCTATATGACTAAAGAATGGAAATTCTTAGAATTAATTACCGATAAACCTACGTTTGATCCAATTACTACTACAGATGATAATTGGACCAACACGAAAGTAACTGAAGACGATTTAAGTTACTGGGATACGGAGTTTCTTCAAGGTAAAGTTTTAAAGTTTTCTGCGGCTACTAATAATTTGAAAGTAAAAATTCTTGGTGCTCTTGATAGTAACGATGGGGCAGGAGTATATACTTTCTCAGATACTGTAGAGGCTGAATTTGCAGTTAATGTTGGAACTCCAGTTATAAAAAGAATTTCTAATTATTGGACTGCTTTGAAAGTTCAGGTTAAAACAGCAGGATCTGGATTAAATGGTACTTTGTCTACGGTTGCCGTAGGAACCTCAATGCCAGATTTGTCTGATGTTGAAGTTACAGCAATTGTAAATCCTGTTGTTTCTGGAACAGTGGGAATAGATCAAGTTACGGCGAATGCAAATGAAGTTGTGGTAAAAACATCTGCATTGCCATCCGGCGCATCAACTTCCACATTACAAACAGATATTAAGGACCTACTCACTGATCTAAACGCAATAAGTAATCTTGTGCAACTCGGATCAGAGCGAATTGTCGGTAATTCTGCCAGTCAGGCTATGACAATGCCCGCAAACACCCTCGTGATCCGGGTAGATGCGGAGGGCGGACCAGTCAGGATATCGCATGTCGGGGCCGCCTCGGCTACAACTATCCCGCGAATTCCTGAAGAGGCAATCGATTACATCCCAATGAAGCCCACTGATACGCCTTACTGTTATGCAGCAACTGGCACAGTTGCTAATATCTGCTACTACGGGGCGAGGTAAACAATGCTGAAAGGATCTTCGGGAATGAGCATATCAAAAGCCGTAAAATACCTCTACCAAAAAGGCATAAAGTTCTATTATCTCCATTTCGGTCCTTCTTGGTGTACTGGGTATCGAGTTTTTCATTGGTAACGGGAGTGGAATAGTATGAATATTTGGCATTGTCCAGTGTGTGGATTGGAAGAAGAGAAAGTCTCGGATTTTCGCGGAGATAGGACATTTATTTGTAGCAATGGACATGCAATTGTTTATCATTTTGGCGAATGGGGCGAAAGCTCAACATCAAACTTTGATTGCCCAATTTGTGGGAAAACTCATCTTTCCTATGACAAATTCGATGACTATCCGGCGCATCACATGAACAGTTTGTATTTTCTGATGTGGAATTCGATGTATAAAATTTTTAATTGGTGATTGTTTATGGTAACTGCAACAAAAACATTAGCTGAGGCCGATGGGACTCAGTTTGAAGCAAAAGTTTACGAAGTTGAAACTGGAATTTTTGCTTCTGCAACGGTACTGGAAGGCGGCTATGGTCGTATCACAAAAGAAATTACCATGCCGTCAGGGACCGCCACCCACTCAGATAAGGACGCGATAGCGCATACGACAGCCGATGCCACTACTCACAATCTCCCTCTCGCGGGGAGGGTCGTTGGCGGCACCGGCGCAGTTATAGCCGCCGCGATAAAGACCAACAATCCGGCATGGACTACTCCAATTTCTATGATCATCTATGATGGTGCAGGCCCGGCTGCTTATGTGGCCGATAATACCGCTTTCGATCCGATGTATGCTGACAAAGGGCTAGTGGTGTGCCAAATAGATTTTGGTTCATTCAACAAGGTAACGGGCGGGGCAGGTAGCTTCGCATGGACTAGGGCGGATGGATTGAATAGACCCTTTGTTTGCGCCGCTGCATCTCAGAATCTATACTTCCAGATGTGGAGTAATGGGGTATCGAGTGCTCAAGTCGCCGGACAAAAGTTCTCAATCGAAATCGGAATCATCAGGGACTAAGCATGACACGAGTACAAGTTGTCCGGGGGGTGATACCCCCGATAGCGAAAAGTTCAAGAGAGCTGGAGATTTGGACTACGTGTGGTCCAGACGACCAATTCACCACTCCAAACCAATGTAACTGGAACGCGGTACTTGGGAAATTGCAGATATCCGGGGAGCCGTTTCATATACGGAATGCGGATTTATCATTTTTCTCAAAATGTTACTTAGCAAATCGCGGCGTAGCGGCGAACGACTCGGATTCCGCGAATAGTTATTATGCTTTTTATGGTGCAGCATCGAGTCTATATCAGAGTAGCATATTCCCGCTGTCTGCATACGTGCGAGCGACCACGTTCCCATTAATTCGCATGATTGATGCCGTCAACCTTGCCACCCACGTTCTAGTAACCAGCAACAGCGGAACCGATCATCACGGCCTGAGATTGGTGCGAAAGTCAGATATGACCGTTCCCGCCGGACTTTCCCTCTTGGCAGATGGCAGCGGCAACGGGCAATTTGATGATCCATTGGGGGTCAAATATTATGATGGGAAAGCCTATGTATGCGATTTCGACAATAGCCGCATACAGGTTATTGCTATTGATCTGGTGACACCGGCGCTAACCTATGATTCCCAATATGCTCTCGGATATAAGCCGTATGATCTCTGCAATGATGGCGTCAATTGGTACGTATTAGGGAATGATGGCAAGCTCTACAAATATGATATGAGCTTTACCGATGCGACTAAGACATCTGTCTCTGTTGTAGGTTATTCGCTCTGCATCATCCCAGATCAAAGCGACGGATACGGCGCTACCCTCTGCATAGTGGACAGTACAAATAGCCACATTGAGCGGCGCAAATGTAGCGATCTATCAGCTATCAATTCAGTAGGCAGCTCAGGCGACGGGTTAACATCGCTATTTGATCTAACATTCACCACATCGGTACCAACTACCATCACCTATCTGTCCGACGACGGCTTCGTCTATACCACACCGGCTGGTACATCGCATGCCCTTAGCTGGAATGGGTTTGCCGGATACACTCATCGTAGTCCCGGCCCGCACCGATGGACGATAAAATGCCCGGCGGGATTGGGTGTGATAACCGAGATTGATTGCAATACCGATCTAGTCACTAGCATCAAAAATTTGTCCAAGTGCGTGAACCTCACATCGTTCAAAGCACAATCTAATAGCGGTTTGGTGCTGGCTATCGGTGCGCTTCCCTGGAAGATGGTTACTCTTTGGGCGCATGGGTGTGGGGCAGGTGTTACTGGATCTGTCCGGCACATGGCATCTCTGACCGCTCTGAACGTCCGGGAAAACGCAAAAACCACGGCTGAAGTTGATGCCTGGGTGGAGGATCTGTGGGCCAACCGGGCGGTTCTGACCACTCCGACAATTAACATGAATGGTTCAAATCAGGCCCCGACCGGTACGTTCCAGTACGCAGAAACACCATCGACACCAAAAGAAAAGATCTATTCACTGATCAATGATTATCTTTGGTTAGTTTATTATACAACATGAGGAATTTAAATGGTCAACGAAACACAATATGCCACGCCGTGGTCACAACGATCACCCTATGTCCCGGAAGTTGATACGTTAGTTGTTTTGCAAAGAAACGGAAATGCTAGAATTCGCATGAACCGGCTGGAAGATCATGTGGTGGAGGCCAACATGGCATTTCCAACCGTCGCAACTGACGTGCAATACAATTGGGACAATTTCAGGCTCATGATCGAATCCGAATATGGAGATCTGTTGCAGCCCGTCATTGATGCCAACCCTATCACTGAAGGCGAAACGTCTGCTGCGTGGTGGACCAGGATAACCAATATCTGGCTGGTCAATTACTTCGCTGCCCACAACAATCCGACGAATCTTCTTGATGGGTGGGAAGGGCCGGGCGGGGATTACACGCCGCCAGAAAATGAGCCGATAGCGGGTTTCCTGCCATCGGAATAAAGCTTAGATCTAAACAGTATTTCCGGGTTTGGAACGGCTCTGCTTTTTCTGTGATCAAAATATGTAATTCATCTAAAATTTCGCAGAAGCACGTTTCAAATTCTTTAATTTTTCCCATGCAATGTGATATGCTGTAGAACTATAAATCGTTGTTCATAATAGAATTGCACGAGATGATTATACATGAAATTTAAATGGCTAGGCCCCGAAGGCTACTATGTCGGTGATGCTGGGGGCGAAGGAATTAGGATGAGTCGCCTTGCGGATTTGGCGTTATGAAATAAAGGCTGAATGTCATGCTTGCAAAATTAATCCTTTTAGTGCTTCTCATTCTGCCCGCATATGGCTATGAGATTGAGCAGAGCTTTGTTGGCGAGGGCCAATGGTACACCGCCACAAAGCTAGGATCGACAGCAACAGAGATTACGGCAGATACGGCTGATCCCCGTTCCTGAAAGGCGGTTTTTTTAGACCGCCCGCTTGACAATTTCGGCAGTATAATTCCAATGGCGTTGTCGAAATACAGACCAATGTGACAGCATTGTGGATAAGATTTTTTTTTAACCACAATCTTTATATCCATATAATCCTATCTCTAATTATACTATTTTAGAGGTAGGACTACATGGCAACCAAAAATTTTTCTTATGAAGATATGCAAACCGCGATATCTAAACTACAAAAAGATTGTGAAAATATAAGATCTGAGAGGCAAAAAGATTACGGATTTCATTTTTATGATAACTATAATAAATATGGTCTTCAAGGATTTCTTATAAATGACGGAGAGATTACGGCAAGGCTAGAACAAATATGTAATAAAATTTCAGAAAAGCAGCGCGAAATTCCCGGAGACGATTACTGTTTATACGAAAAATCTCTTCGAAACGCGCTTTACGATGGAATAAACTATAGGCTCCTGTTTTTGTTCTGGCTCGAAAGAGAAAAGTGGGCGAATAAACCTAGGTGCTATTTTAATGATACTCAGGATACCAATTTTAATATAGTTTCTGATTTTGTTGAAAACGAACACAAACCGCGCGCTGAAAGCGGAATTAAAGGAAATTCCTTTGGTTTAGAAAACTCCCGCGCAGAACCCCCACGTGGAGTTAATACCGATAAACTAGGGTGTCCCGACGACATATACCTTCTAACAGGGGATATTCTTCATCACCCTTCATTTCCAACTTTGACTTCAGAAGATATTAAAGTAATTAGAAAATTGTTCTGTGATTTTTTCAAGGAGTAATTATGGCTTACCTTAGTGCCAGTAAAATAAACACGTACCATACGTGTCCTAGACAATTTTATTTTCAATATATTTTACATCTAAAAGAACCCCTAGAATCTCCTTGGCTCGAACTTGGAAATAAAGTTCACGCAAAACTTGCGGACAATATTTTTGAATCGGAAGATATTATTGAACACAAGATGCTCCAAAACGGGAAGAAATTCTTGGATTCTATGCCACAAAATCCCATACAGGAGACAAATTATAGCGATTCACACAATCCAGGACGTTTGTATGGAGAGATTTTTGGGCAGGAGGCAGTAGGAATTTTTGATCTTCATTGGGCTCCCACAGAGTCCACTGGTGCCGATTATAAGAGCGGGAATTTTTATAAGAGTTACACTTCTCATTTCGATACTCAGGCGTGGATTTTGAATGAACTTTTCAAACAAAAGTATGATGAACCATTAAAACGATTTTTCTTTGCGTTCCTTAAAGATGGAACCGTGTATGAACCTCTATGTATTACAGATGAAAAAGAAAATAAAAAGGTAGAAAGAGCTATAAAAAAGGTACTTACTGGAATAGAACAGGAAAAGTATACTAAAAAATGTGGAAATCTTTGTGAAAAGTGTTCATATAACGTGTACTGTCCAATGGATATTTAGTGAGGAAGCATGACAATCAAAGACAACTACGTTTCTGAGGACGACCCAAAATGTTATTGTCCACGATGGTCCTCCTTAATGGGAAAAAAGACAGAATGTTTAAAAGAAAATTGTACGTTTTATGTTCCTCCATTTAAAGTTGAAAAGACGGGAGAGATTTTAGATGGTCTATGCCGCGAGACGGGAATTTTAGATTGCCTTGCAAACATTTCTTTATCTCTTTCTATTTTATCTGGTCAAATTGGTTTAGAATTTCCAGAAGAAAATGCTAATGAAGAGCAAAACGCTCCCGAGGAGAGAATTTATGGGTAAATCGTATGATTTCATTGCTCAATTTTCTGTTTTTCTCGTAGGATTGATTGCGATTGGGATCGGACGTGTATGGGGATGTGCTTTTCATCTTGGAATTGACCAAATATTATCAATGATTTTGACTGTTGGAGGATGTATTGTCATTTTAGGTCTAATTTTTACTTTAATTTTTACGAAATTTTGGAATAAGAGGTTTTAAGATGAGGAAAAACTGTAAGAAATGTGGCGGAAAAGTCCAAGATAAAGCCTCAAATATTTGTAATGCGTGCCTAGATGAGCAAATTTCAAAGAAATTCGGGTCCCAAAAGGTTAAAAAGGAAGATTATTGGGGAGATTTTAGATGAAAATAGCCATAGATATAGATGGGGTTCTTGCGGACGTAGTAACTCATATTTTGCCATACTTGAACGAAAAATATAGTAAAAACTACCAAAAATCAGACATTACTCATTGGGATTTCCCAATTAATGGCGATTCTATAGGAAAATATTTGAGGTCATATTTTTCGGACCCATCTTTTATGCTTACAGTTCCTGAAGAATTAGGAGCAAAATCCGCTTTAGATAAAATATGGAGAACTCACGAGATAATAATTGCTACAGGAAGACCTAATTTTTGTCAAAGGTCTACATATTTGTGGTTAGATGGATATAGGTGTAGCGGAATTAAATTTACTTCGGAGAAAACGGTTAAAAATCTAGGATGCGATCTATTAATTGATGATTACTCGAAATATTTAGATAAGTTTTCTGATTCTGGAGGAAAAACAATTTGTTTTAGGCAACCTTGGAATAAAGATTGTGATTCAAGTAAGTGGGATTATGTAGCGAATGGATGGGAAGAGGTGTTAGAAAAGATTGAGGGTTTAGAAGACAAAGGTTTCTAATTTATTTTATTTAATTCAAAATTTTAAAATCTCTTTAGATATATAAAGTATATTTTTGTTATATTGTAAAGAGGTTAATTATGACAAAATTTTGCTTAGGACTTCCGAATTCTTTAAAAATGGAAGTAGAGAGAATATCAAAGGAAAGAGGAGAATCTCCGACCAACACTATTAGAGAGGCTATCCGAGAGTATATTAAAAATTATAAGGTTGGAGGCGAGTAAATGACGAATCTCTCGGTCCATTTATTTTCTGAAGAGGAAGAATTAAAAATTAAAGAAAAGAAACAGAAAAAGAAAGAATATGATAAAATTTACAATGAACAGAATAGAGAGAGGAAGAAAAAATATCAAAAGAAATACAACAAAGATAATAAAGAAAAAATTAATGAAAGGCAGAAAGTTTATCGTATAAACAATAAAGATAAAATAAAAATATACAATGAAGTATATTATCCAAACCACAAAGATCAAAAAAGTGAATATGATAAAATTTATGGTAAAAAATATCGTCAGGAAAACAAAGAGAAATGTAGAGAATATAGAGAAAACAATAAAGATAAAATTAAAATTAGAACAAAGACGTGGGGTAGTAATTTAAAAAAGGACGTGCTAAATATCCTTGGTGGATGTAAATGCGTTGTGTGTGGGGACGAAAATATATCTCATCTCACTGTCGATCATAAAGATAATACTGGAAATTTAGATAGAAAACTAGGTATTTATGGAGGTAGGTTATATTCAGACATTGTTAATTTTAGGTATCCAGAAGATAAAATTGCAAATTTACAAGTTTTATGTTGGAATCATAATCTATCTAAAAGACGAGAATTTATAGATTTTTCTCCTGAAGATCAAACTACGCAGCAAAGATATAGAACTAAACTTTTTAAAGAGGCACTTGAATTTTTCGGTCCATGTAAGTGTGGTGTTACAGAATTAAAGTTTCTTTCTATTTCTCATATTCATAACGATGGCGCGGAGCGGAGGCGTAACGGAGAACGAACCGGCGCGGCGTTATTAAGTGAATTTCGAAAATTTGGATGGCAAGAATCCCTTAAAGAAGATTTTTGTTTAGAATGTTTTAACTGTAATTGCTCGAAAGACTAATGGGATTCTAATTTATTTTTGTGATAGAAACCATTAAATATAATGACAGATATCTATACTTATGCCTTTTAAATCCAAAAATAAAAGGAAAACATATGCAAAATCTTGGTCTAAAAAGAACAAAGCAAAACAAAAATCCTATAATTCTGCTTGGCGCGATAAGCTTAAAATATGGTATTTTAATTATAAATCCTCTTCTCCGTGTATAATTTGCGGAGAATCTCGTCCCACCGTTTTAGAGGCGCACCATGTTTATCCTAAAAATAAATCTTTTTCTTTACACGATGGGATCAAAATCGGGATTTCAATTAGGAGATTAGAAATTGAGGCGAGCAAATGTATTACAGTTTGCGCGACACACCATCGAGCCTACCATACAAAATCACTATATCCCGAAGAACAAAAAATCTGGGATGAGAAGATAAAAATTTTTGACAAAAATAGTGGTACTCACGAATTTGGTCAACCCGTTTCCATAGCCAAAAAGAAAAAGAGGACCAAGAAAAAATTTTCAATACTAGAAGATCTGTTGGATGTTGACAATGCCCAACAGATTTAAATACTATTAAACTATATTATTCTTTCATGTACAAATTTTTGGACCTAATCCATTGTCAACGCGATGGGTATGTTTTAGACCTTGTTATTGAAGATGAGACTTTCTTGGTAAGCCCGAAAGATGCGCTTAGTGAACTCGAAAATATAGGAGCAGAGTTCAAAAGTGCAATAAAAATGGATATTAATGATGAAGATCCAGAATACGAGACGTATGTTATTTATGCAAAGCTATTTACTCAGGACATTTTCGAAACTTTAATGATGCTCGAAAATGAAGATTGGAATGTTCCAATGTCCGAACCCGAATGTAGATGTGAATCCTGTGGGGTGAGGAATTTTAATGGTCCCCATTAAAATTTTAGAAACAATTAAGAAAGATGGATACGAGATTAGAAGAGAAGAATATTCTGAGTGTGGAGTTTTATTTAGATATAAATAGACACCATTAATTTTTTGGGAAAAAGATATGGACGATCAAGATCTAAAATTTTGCAAAAAATGTAATAGATGGTTAAGGTTACTATGTTTTGGAGAAAACAAGACCTATTCTGACGGATTACAACCCAACTGTAAAGAGTGTAATGCGAAAGCCGGTAAGATTTATAGGGACAAAACAAAAGACAACAGGAGAAAATATGAAAAAATAAGGAGAGAGCGAGAAACGGAGGGAGAAAAAGAAAAAAGAAACGCTCGGAGAAGGGAATTATACTTAAAAGATTCTAAAAAGCGTAAAGATAGCAACAAAAAGTGGAAAAGAAACAATAAAGATAAAGTCGCAATCCAATCAGAAAAAAGGCGAGCGAGGTTGTTGAGGGCGGAGGGAACTTTTACTTCTGACGAATGGAATATTATAAAAAAGGCATATAACTTTACGTGTGCATATTGCGGAGAAGAGAAAAAGCTTTCAATGGACCACGTTATACCTTTGTCTAAAGGAGGAAAGCACGCGATGTGTAATATTGTTCCATCATGTATTAGTTGTAATAGTCGTAAACATGTTCATGTCTGGCAACCAAATCCAGCAGTAAAAGGATTCGGGATTGGATATGTTGTTGAAAAAGACGATATAATCGCTAAATACTTTCCTGTAGGTTTCGTTGCTAAAACTAAAGAGGATTGTCGAAAGATGGCAATTGCTTTTGCGAGAAGCGTATCTTAGTGTATATAACTATACACTAATGTTTTTATTCTTGCGCCATTTAAAATTCGCTAGGCGCACTTTCTTTTATTCTGTAAGGTTATTCTCTATTTTACAACTAATTCTTGTCTTCACAACTGTATTTTTCGCACCAATAACTTTAAATCATATGGACAAAGTACATATACCCATATGTATTGCGGTGATATTTAGGGGATCTTTTTAATGATAAAATTCCTACAAATTGGGGCACTTGATAATCTTAGATATTATAAAGGAAAGCGAGACGGAGCTGTCACAGGATTACATGAACAAACAATAGAGTTAATTTGCCTACCCAATGCTCATATTTTAGATGTTGGATCTTATGATGGAGCGTTGGCTGCACGATTAGAAGATAAAGGATTCGTTGTGGATACTGTTGATATTGCTGGAAAGCCTACATATAAAATCGATTTAAATAATTTTTCTTGGGAAATACCCAACAAATATGATTATATTATTGCTTGTGAAGTTATAGAACATCTTGAAAATCCGAGGGCTTTCTTGCGAAATATTTCTAAATGCTTAAAATCGAGCGGAACAATAATTTTAAGTACTCCCAATATTGAAAATCCAATAAGCAAACTTCGGTTTTTGATGGGTGGAAAATTTAGCCTATTTGATGATGATGCCCTAGTGTATGGACATATTACACCAATTTCTTCTTTTCAAATGAAAACCCACATAGAGGCTGCGGGGCTTAAATTATTTTCTATTGTTCCCGGAGGAATTTATCCTATTATTTATTGGAACAATAGGGTAAAAGATTCTTTAATATGGTCTTTAGTATCAATTTTATCCTTTCCTTTTAGTACAAATATGAACACATGTAATATATTTGTTTGTACCAAAAAATATAAATAGGATAGTCTATATAACATAATTTGCTTGATGAATATTTTAAAATTTATATTTGGTTAGATGAATGGTTCCATTAATTTTATTTAAATCATTTTTTTAAAATATAACTTATTTACTCTCCCCGCTTCTGAGGTTTAATGTATTTCGCAGCTAGTTTGCCTACAGAAAATGTTTCTTGCGAACAAAGCGGAGATTCTCTCAAAGTCAAGATTATGGCTGTTGTCCCCGGAACTATTCTCCCCTTAAGGAACTCAAAAGGAGAGACCGTGGCAACTTGTGAGGCTAGCGAATCTTTAATTCGTGGATCTATTGCGAGTTTTCTGGGTATGCTCCTAAATGTCGATCATCAGGACCCGATTGCGACTCGGATAGGTGTAGGTAGTCGCGTGTATTATGAAAATGGGATGATTGTAGAGGGCGATGTATATTGCCCAATATGGAAAGAGAAGATTCTTAGCGGTAAGTACAGCGGAGTGTCCATAGAAGGCAGTATTATTGGGGACGATATAAGTAAGCCTCAATCAATGTCTGTTTATGCAATCTCTTTTTTAACTACAGAAAGAAATCCAAAAGGGGGAGCGTGTCCAACTTTAGATGCTAATGGCAACCCGATGTGCGTAGTAGAAATAATTCAAGATAACGAAGACGAAGACGAAGCAATACTTAGTGCTGCGTGGACTCCGAATTATGAATCTTTTTGGTCTTATATAGAAACTGATGGTAAAATAAACCAATCTAAAGCAAAAAAAATATTTTTAAAGAAAACTGGCGATGGAACTAATAGAGGAGATTGGCATTATCCCATAGCCCACATGACAGAGTCGGGACCGGAGCCAGATTCCGAGGGTTTAATGGCTGCATATAAACGTGCCGCACAACAGGGCGAAACTGGATTATTTTCTAAAATTCGGTCTAAAATGAGAAGTATTCAAATGGAAATCCCAGAAGGTTTAAAAGCTTCCAAACTCGAAGCTTCGTTTGATAAATCAACGCAAACTTTCTCTGCAAAAATAGTTGACGAAAACAATGAAGTATTATCAGAAAAAAACATTATAATTATCAATGATTCTAATAAAGGTGACGAAATGAAGAAAAAGGAAGAAATCGTGGTAGAAGCTGCCGCCGTAGTTGAGACTCCCGCAGTAGTTGTTGTACCCGAAGTAGTTGAAGTTCCTCCCTCTCCAGAGGTTGTTGTAGAAGCCGCAGGATTAATCGATGCCTCTGTGGTAGTTCCAACTCCCGCTGCGGTGGAGGTTCCCCTTGCTCCCGTAATTGAGGCTCCTGTCGCGGAACCCAAGAAGTTGGATTGGGAGTTGGTATCGCAAGAAATTGGAATAAAATCTAAAGATGAATTTACTCTTATTAAGCAAAATGCCGATAAGATTCCCGATCTTGAAAAGAAAATAGATCTTATCCTGAAAGAGAATGAAGGACTCAGGGAGTATAAGGATACCCAAACCAAGAAGTTTTTACTAGAAAATTATCCTCCCGCTGTCGTTCGTGATATCGCTGCATCCTTTGCGGAATATACTAAAGACCCTGCTGCGTTCACTCAGAAATACGACGAAGATCGGGTAAAGTTTGCTGCATCTAAGTCTGTTAAGCTTGCAGGTTCCGCTGCTGAGTCAGAACTAACCGATGAAGCTCGTAGGGCTCTTGAAGTTAAGAATGCAGTGTCCTATCTCAAGAGAAGAAACGGATTTAGGGTGTAATAATTATGGCGGATCGTTACGGTGTTGAGGCGGTTAAAGGTCGCACTAATTATGGAGACGGTCGCTCCTCTGGTCCCGTTATTGTTTCTGCTCTCTTGGAGCAGGGCGCAATTACAGTAGCTACTAAAAATACTGTAGGTTACAAAGGACAGCGCTTGGGAATGCCCAGTATTACTTTTGCAACGGAGTTCGACATAGATAAGGTTAATAGAGGAGATGAATTTGTACAGCTCGCAGTAGATACTGCTTATACTTACGCTGCCTGTCAAGGAAGACCAGTTGTTACTAAAGTTTCCTCAACTGGTGGAGTTGCGGGATCTCTTCTAACTTATGGAAGTACCCTTATTAATACTCCTTCTACAACGGCGAGTGCTGTTACTGTTGCTAATAGAATTGCAGGAAATTATTATGCTGTTGAGGCAGTAAAATTCTTTGGAATGGAGTACCATCCAGTAAAAGTAAGAGTTTCTGGTGAGGCGACAATTACCGTTGGAAGTGCCTTGACATATGATGTTTCTTCTGATGAATGGGTTAAGGACGCAGATGGAAATGCCGTAATTTCTTGTCATTATGCAAATGCTGATGATCTTTACGTTGGCGCTTTGTTTGGTCCAACCTTCGCGGTATCTCAGACTTAAGGTGATTATTAAATGGCTGATAGATATAATGTTGAAGCAGTAAAAGGCAGAACAAATTATATGGACGGAAGAGTGTCTTCCCCAGTAATCGTTTCTGCTATTCTTGAGCAGGGTGCAATTACCGTAGCTGCAAAGAATACTGTTGGGTATAAAGGAACCAGGCTTGGGATGCCGAGCATGACCTTTGGTACAGAATTTGATATAGATGTAGTAAATCGCGGTGATCAGTTTGTTCAGCTTGCTCTAGATGGAGATGGAACTACTGCTTATACTTATGATGCTTGTCAAGGTAAGCCTGTTGTTTCGAAGATATCTGGTACAGGTGGAGTTGCGGGAGTTTTGTTAACTTACGGCAATCCTCTGATGGCAGATCCTACGAGTACGACTGCTGCAAACTCCATTACTAAGAGAGTAGCCAGTAAGTTTTATGCTGTTGAAGCGGTGAAACTCTTTGGATGTGAGTATCATCCCGTAAAAGTTGCTACTGCTGCATCAGGTTCTAATGGTGTAATCGCACCCGGAGATGCGCTTACTTATGATGTGTCTCTTGAAGAATGGATCAAAGACGACGATGGAACTGCTGTAATTTCTTGTCATTATGCAAACTCTGATGACCTTTATGTTGGTGCTTTGTTTGGACCGAGATTTGCAGTGTCTCAGGCTTAAATTAAGGTGATTATTAAATGCCACAACCCCCTAAAAATGATGTATATTATCAAGATGCAGAAGTAATCTCTCAGCTCGTTAGAGATTTCCTGCTTCCCGATCTACCGATGTTGAACAGCATACCTTTTACAATGGTGGATCAGAAGACCATTATTGCAAAAAGACAGAGTTATACCGTAGATACCGATCCCTCGAAGAAGGAGATTTCTCAGGGTGATACGGTACTTGGTGCATGGCCCACTATTACTCTTACCTATGGAGATGCTGTTAATCTGAACACTTCCATGAGAAAGACTAGAGCAGAGTTTACCGTTGACGATCTTGCTCTTACAACCTTCCAGAACGACGTAATGAAGTGTTACACCGCTGCTGCGTGGACTATTGCCGATCAGATTAATGCTTCTCTGGTTGCAGCTCTAAAAGCTGGTGCTCTTGCTCAGACCACAAAGTTTGATGCTGGTGTAGCTGCTTGGAGCGGAAACGCAGATCCCATTGGTGATATTCGGAATATTGCTAGGGATATGGCTGTAAACAAGGGCTACAGGCTCGATACGGTCGTAGTTGAAGCGGAGAACTATGACGAAATGTGGGACCACATCGAAACTAGCGATGTAGACCTAGACTATCTGAGATCTCAGATTCCCGAAAGAGATTTTTACGATAAGATTGCTTATCTGAAAACTCCCGGAGTTTGGGTAATTGGCGTAACTACCGATACTGGTCTTGCTCACGGCGGAGTTATTGGTATTGGTAAGTACCAAACAAATCGTTGCGTGGAGAATCTTGCTTACTACGATCCTCTGTTCGGCAATAAACAGGTTGCAGAAGGCGACACGCAGGGCATCGGTTCCGCGAATCTCCCTCTGAACGTAAACCCCTACTCCATGCCCGATAACCGAACCAGCATGGTTGAGATGTGGATAGACTCCGTACCTAACGTAGCAAATGGTTACGGCGTATTCTATAAGAGCAGCGGACTTTAAAGTCCGTTTCTTTTTCTATTTTGGAGGAATAATTTTTTATGATAGAAAAGAAGAAAGATAAGGTTGACGCTGTTGCTTCCTATTCTCAAGAGCCGGAAGTAAAACCCAAAAGTTCTAAACTTGGACTTAATGTTTATCGAATTGAAGGTTTCGTTCAGGATGTAGAAAAGTTTGTGGAAGCCCTTCCTATGGGTGAAGTTCCCGTAGAGTTTGCTTTTGAGAGTCAAAACGTTAGAATTATGGGAAAAGCAGTATTCCTACTTGTAACCAAGAAAGACCCCGCTTCTAAGCTAAAATGTAAGGTTATCGATGCTATGGGCATTGAGAATTTGAATAAAGCTCTTCAAGATATAGAACTGACAAACGTTGCAGATATGTTTATAATTCCAGCACAGGTTAATAAGAGAACCCTGATGCAACAGTATCTTGCGATCATTGTTGGAGAATGAGAATTTCGAAGGAATTCGAATTAAAGAGATTTGAACTAAAAGAAATAGATTAAAGTTTATCGCTATAGGACTTCTGGATGAGGTAGGAGCGATTCATAACTTAATCTATTTATAATGAACTGGAGATATAATATTATGACGGTAGCAACAGTAGAACATTATATTGAAGCATATTTTTCTGGATTAAAAACAAATTTAGATGCTATAGACTCTGCTTTATATGCTGATCTGGTTGCTAATGCTGCTGTCAATATTCTTAATTATGATACAAGCCATCTCACGACCGCTCAACTTAATCAAGCCCAAGCTTTGTTAGTTTGTATCGATGGCGGTGGCATGGCATCGATTCCGGGATTTTCAAATGAACGCCACTACAAAAAATTAAAGATATATGACAGAACTTGGCAAAATGATGATAAAATTGATGGATTAATCGGTGAGTTTTGCAGATTATTGAAAATTACAATAAAAGAATATAATAGTAAGACTGCCACTTCTAGAGCAGCGAATTATACCAAAACCAGAACTAATCTTGTTTATCTTCCAGGAACAGATCTTGATCAAAGAGCGAGAGTATTTAAAGATTTTGATTTGGAAGATGTTCGAGATGATCGCGAGATTAACCCCAGAATTAGTAACTATGGAACTCTAGGGAGATCTAGAGTTAGTAGCACTAATGATGGGTTTTAGAATTTAATTTACTTTTATTTTCTATTCTTTTATTTATTTTTAACCAACAACTTTAAATATTATTAAATACATTATGCTATATAGAAGTGATTTTATGGAATATTCTAAATTACAAGAAAAAGTTATACCATTTAGGTCTTCTATGGTGATTAAGAATAAATTATTAAAATTAGCGGAATATAATGGGATGAGTATGGCTGCATATATTCGTTATTTTATTTCTAAAGAATATGAAAGAATTTTTGGAGACGACAAATAGGATTTTAGGAAGGATTATTTTGGCGAAAGAAAATAATTGCGTTTGTTTAGGGTGTGGAGAAGAATTTTATGTTAAAAATTGTTTAAAAGGAGTAAGAAAATTTTGTGGTTTGGATTGTTGGTATAAGTATGTAAAAGAAACACACGTTAAGGTTGAACACATTCCCAATACTTTTTGTTTAAATTGTAACAAACATTTCTTTTTATATCCGAGTCAAATTAAATTATCGAAAAAACATTTTTGTTCTGAAGAATGTTTTAAAAAATACCAAGAAAAAGTTAGAGAAGGGGATTTAGTGTGCCTAAATTGTGGAAATAATTTCTATGCTTCTCTATCCGTAATAAAAAGAAATGGAGGAAAATATTGTTCTAGACAATGTTTTTATGAATCTATCAAAACAGAGAATAATTGTAAATGTGAATGTTGCGGAAAAGAATTTTATAGCAAGCCATCAAAATTTTTAACTGGAAGAGGAAAATTTTGCTCAAATCAATGTCGTAATTTTTTACAAGTAGGAGAAAACCACCCCGCTTGGAGGGGTGGGATTAGTTTTGGAAAATATTGCCAATTATTTAATGATAAGTTTAAAGAAAAGATAAGAAACAGGTTTGGTAGAAAATGTTTCCTTTGCGGTAAAGATCAAGATGAAATGTGTAGAAAACTAAGTATTCATCATATAGATTATTTTAAAGCATCGATATGTAGAGGAAAAGATTGGGCTTTCGTTCCGTTATGTGGGAGTTGTCATGGTAAAACCAATTATAATCGTCATTATTGGTTTTCACTTTTAATTAACTACTGGCTTTCAAATCCAGAAATTCACTTGAATGAATCGTACGCAATTTAATTTAATTCATTTTTTTAAATTTTAATTTTAATGTACACTAGTGAACACTCACCAATTACTTTTATAGTGAGGTTTCCAATGACACGAAAGGCTTTAATCTGTGCAGTGAATGCGTATCCGCAGAGTCCATTACAGGGTTGTATTAATGACGCTCAAGACTGGTCGAATACTCTAACTGGATTTATAAAAATGGTCTTAATTGACTCGTTGGCCACGAAAAATAATATCCTTGCCGGTCTAAACTGGCTTATTTCCGGGGCAGTTGCAGGCGATTCATTAGTTTTCGAGTTCAGTGGACATGGAAGTAAGGTCCGTGACACCTCTGGTGATGAACCCGATGGATATGACGAAATCCTTTGCAGTGTGGACTTTTTCAGTGGAAAATATGTAAAAGATGACGATATTCGTGCAATTTTAAATAATCTTCCGGCAGGTGTGACACTGGACGTGTTCTTGGATTGCTGTTATTCTGGTAGCGCGACTAGGAGCGTAGATTTTACAATCACTACACCCCGCTGCATACCAGGACCCAAAACTAAAGGAAAAATTGCCAACAGAGTAGTTACGCTTGTCCCAACACTTAACCACGTTCTTTGGTCTGGATGTGCCGATTCGCAAACCTCCGGCGAAGGCACCGTTGGCGGGGTAAAGAGGGGTCTCTTCAGTTACTATATGTGTAAGGCAATTCGAGCTGGCGGAATAAGGTCTGATTTGATTGCAAAGGTCCAAGCCTCTGTAGCAGCTAAAAATCCTACCCAAACTCCTCAATTGGAATGTACACAATCTGAGAGTTTAGAACATCCATTTCAATGAGAGGTGCATAAATGGACGACGATGCTCTTCATGAAATTTTACGTGAAATTGCTGCTAGTCAGAGTAAAATTGAAGCCCACGTTTCATCTTTAAAAACTGATATGGAAAAAATATGTAATTTTAAAGAATCAACTATTACTTCTTTACAGCGGGTTAACGATTACATGTCTTCTCGCGAGGATCTTCCTGATGAAATTACTATGCTAAAAATGGCACATCAGCAACTTAAAGACAAAACAGAATCGGACGAAAAATTAAACGCCGATTCTCGTAAAAAAACCGATTTTTTAATGGTTTGGGCATGGAAAATATCTGGAGCTATTATCGTTCTGGGAATTATTAATACTATTTTAATTGCTCTTGGAAGATATGTTGACATAGAATATATTTTGAGATGATTTTGGTGGATATAATTACTTTGGTCATGGTGATATTGTCAGGATTGGCAATATTAATTGGGATAGGAGCGTATATATCTGGGAAAAAACTTTATGCGGCACATTTTCCTGTATTAAAATTTCTTTTGGTTCTATCTCTTTTATTTTCTGGTTCGTCTGCGCAAGAATCTTATGATGACGGCGATGATGATTTTGTTTTAGAAGATGAGAAACCTATTGTGTCTCCAGATGCGATTAGAGATATTAATAAAATAAATGAAGGTGTAGCCAATTTAGTTAATAATTATCTGGAAGACGAAATTTGGAGGGCGGAAGCGTATTACTTTTTTGTATGGAGATATTGGACCTAAGAATAGAACTATTAATTTAAGTATTAATAAATCTTTTTAATTTAATTCACTTTTTTAAAAACAATAAGCAAAACTATTTATACTTTGTAGTTGTAGCTAGAATTATGAATGAATTTGAGAGTTTCCCGAGTTTTATGGAGAACGTTTTTAGCAGGTATTTCTTAGAGAAAGAGTGGAAAGATTTAGTTTAGTTTTTGGGGTTGATTTCTATAACTACTAGCGGAGCAGATCTAAAACCTTATAAGAATAAGGAATGGCTTGAGAATCAAATAAATGTGTTGGGGAAGACGCAAGCGCAGGTGGCGAGGGAGTGTGGAGTGACTTCTATGACAATTTATTATTGGCTTAATATTAAAAATAATCCTGATCTTTATAAAAAAAAATAAAAACAAACAAAAAGAGTAATTTCAAAAACAAAGAAAAAATAAACAAGCATAGTAGGGAATCTTACGAAGATAACAGAGAGGAGATATTGAAAAAACATGCTGATTATAAGAGTAAAAACAAAGAAAAAATAAAAATTTCCAACCAAATATGGTACAAAAAAAATATAGAGGAAATTAACAAGAAAAACGTAAGCAAGAATAGGTATTTTAAAGAAGAGTCAATTAAGTTATTGGGTGGAAAATGTGCTCTTTGCGGGTTAGAAAATGTACGATTTTTAACAATTGATCATATTGATGGATCAGGTGCGGTCGAAAGAAAATCTGGAATTAGTGGACAAAAGTTGCAAAGATTAATTGTTAATGGTAAATATCCTTGGAATAAGGTTAAGAATTTGAGAGTTTTGTGCTATAATTGTAATTGTAGTATTTCTAGGAAGCATTTTTTTTTATCTTACGAGGAGCAAACTTCTGATCAAAGATATAGAACTAAAATTTGGAAAGAAGCATATGAATTCTTTGGTCCATGTCATTGCGGGCAAAATGAACTAAAATTTTTATCGATATCGCACATCCATAATGATGGAGCAGAAAAAAGAAGAAATGGGGAACCTAAATCTTCCGCGCTATTGTCTCGTTTTCGCAAACTCGGTTGGCCCGAGTCTTTAAAAGAAGATTATTGTCTAGAATGTTTTAATTGCAATTGTTCGCGAGGAAACAGAGATGAATAGTTCCGATACATTTAAATACTATTAGAAATATTAGAAATATTATGCCAACAGTTTATTTGGATGATAGAGCAATTAGACGGCTTATGTATATTACCGAGAAATTTGCGACCGAGAACGATGCGGATATTTCTTTAAGTGGGGCGGTTAAGTACCTGTTTAGAAAGTATACGAGAACTTTTGAGAATCTTGAAGCAGAAGAGTGGGATGTTAGAGAATGCCAAGGGTTGAGTGGCAATGAACCAGTATCACCTTCATTAAACGATAAAAGGGTAGAAACGAGTGATTAAGTATGCAAGAATTTCCAGAGATTATAACGAACCCCGAAGTGGTTCGAGAATTGATAAGAGATTCAATAGTTGGAATGGGGTATCCTTTATTTGGAACTCGATTTAAATCTGTTGGAGAAGCTAAAGATCTTCGCAATATACTATATTTGAGCGGAGAAAGTGCAATGGGGGCAAAAGTTAGAACCACATTTTTCGGGAATAGATTTAGTGATTGGGTAACGTGGCCACACGTAAGTTCTTTTACCGAAGAAATAAAGCCTTCCAAAGTTAATATTCAAGATTACGCGAGTTGTTTGAATGACAAAGCCAAAAGAACATACTTCGGCATGGGTTGGGAGCTAGGAAACCAACTAAATAAAAAGTTTTTTGAAGAAATTAAAAACCAATCTGTAACATCTCACGAAATAAATGACATATCTAAAAATTTTATTAAATGGAGTGAGAATGTCGTAGACGTATTAAATGACATTGATAAACTTTGTAATCAGGTTAAAATGAGAAGATGGTGCAAACTAGATGCGCTATTTGTCGATATTGAGAATTATCATGAGTTTTGGGACCACGTAGAAACGGCGGATGAAGATCTTGAAAATCGTAAAAGGATATACTCCATTTGTGACACAGCAGCTTATTTGGACGATTCAAAGATATGGTTAATTGGAGTTAAAGATTCTGTTATTCCAGAAGGATCTATGGTTGGAATTTGTTCGTTGCGTGACAATTCTTTAGTGGAAATTCTTACTGGTATAGATCCGCTGTTTGGGAAACAAGAGGAGTATTATGACGATCCAATTAGCAGTTTAAAATCAAATATTCCTCTTAATGTGAATATTATTAAAGGGGCGAATGAATTTTTAGAGGAAAAAGATCCTACTATTAAAGATGTGGTTACTATAGAAACATGGTTAGATTTCAAAGTAAATGTAAAGAAACCATGCGGGGCATTTTATTTGGAAAATGTAATTTAATTTATTTAATTCACTTTTTTAAAATGTCCTTTTAAAACCTAGCTACAGGATCTATTTAGATGATCGGATCTGAAAAGTTTGTTGTTACAAGACCAAATTCTTACCTCTTGAGTTCTGGTGTCTGTACCGACAAAGTTCCTACTGCTCAACCTCCCACTGGCGGATGTTATATCCGTGCCGAAGGAACGGGGACTGTTGGAACAACAGTAATTACTGGAACAGTTGGTGGAGTTTCTACAGTAGAAATAATTTCTACTTTTGATACTGATCTTGTGGGGTTCGGACTTAATAAGTTTACTGCTATTTCTAAGGTTACTATTACTGGGTTCACTCTTTTGACACTTTATCCAGCAAGTGAATCAGGGGAAAAAATAAAACTTTCTTCTTCAACCACATTTAATATATTGGCTGATAGTTATGATAAATTTCTTTCTGAAACAAGTGGAGTATATCAAGAGGCGCAAGGTCAAAAATTTAAAAATTATAAGACACTTATGTATGATGGAAGATTTGTGTTGCAAAGAGGGGATTTGATTACAATTGATGGATTACAAATGGAAGTTTTCGATGTTTCTTCACAACACGGTTTGTATGCTGCACTTTTAGGCGCGAGCAGGAGTGGATAAGATGGCTGGTGATGCAGCAGCGGTTATGCGGGATATGGAAATGTTTGCACTTAAGAAGTGGAAAACCACTGAATTATATGTGCGGCAGTTTTCGAATAAGGCTGAGAAGAACATGGCATCCAGAGCCCCAGTTGATACCGGAAATTTAAAAGGAGCCATAAAATCTGAAGAAAAATCATTGGGAGTTTTTTTACTTGAGGTTGAAACTTCAATAGAAGATTCACCCAATCCAATAACTGGCACGCCCGCTTCTGAATATGGCGATTATCTAGAGGCAGGACACTTTAACGTTTTTTTGAGAAAGAGCGTGCCACCCATGTATTTTATGGAGGGTGGGGTGACCGATGCGTATCAAGATTTTGTCGGGAAATTATCTGGAATATGGGATGGTATTTAAATGGTTTTTTTAGCACCAATTCCTACAATGGTAAAAAAAATACGGTTAAATTCACGAGTTACTGCCCTAATAGCTTCGTCGCGGGTACACGAAGGTTTTATGCCGGATTCTCCGGATATTCCAGGAGTATATATTCATAGTGGTCGCTCTCCATTACGTCAAATCGTTTCTTCTGCAAATCAAACAAATAATGTGATGACGGGGGATGGGAGATGGCAGCTCGACGCACTCTCAAATGAAAGCGCGAGTGCGGCAACAACGCTTGCTAGAGTTTGTTGTGAAGCGATAATGCCATCTGTACCTACTGCTGGTTTATATGTAATAAATTATGAGGAAAGAGATGCAAATTATGATAATGGGTATCTATGTCATCGTAGTATTTTTAGGATAGAGTGTCCGGCGAGAGAATGGATTACTGGGATTTGAGTTTTATTTTTAGATTAAAAATTATTTAGTTTATAGGATGATGCCATTGTCTAGAAAGAAATTAGTTTTAACTGAGGAAGAAAGGGAACAAAAACGTTTAGAAAAGAATCGAAAAGGCAGAGAAAGATATAGATTAAAAATTGCTAGTATGACAGCGGAAGAATTAGAAGACGTGAAGAAATCTCGTAAAAGTAAGAGGAGTTATAAACCGGTTTTGAGTGATGAAAAAAAAGAAGAAAAAAGAGTAAAAAGAATTGCATATTATAATAAAAACAAAGAAAAAATATTAAATAGAAATAAAATTTATGGAGAAAATCACAAAGAAGAAATTAAGAAAAAGACTAAAGAACGACATGATCTTAATCCTAACAAATATAAGAAAAGATATAATAAAGAAAAAAAATTTAAATATTACAATAATAATAAAGACAAAATTAATAGTAAAAGAAGGGCTAATTATAGTTCTTTAAGAGAAAAACTCCTGAATATTTTAGGAAATAAATGTATAATATGCGGTATAACTAACTCCGATTTCTTGACTATTGATCATATTAACGATAATGGTGCAGAAGAGAGACGAAAATCAGGAAACAGCGGAACCGCGTTAGTAAAACATCTTAATTCTCTTGGTTGGCCAGAGGATTACATTAAAGAAAATTATCAAATTTTATGTTGGAATCATAATTGCACAAAAACTCATAGAAAATATTTTGACATTCCTTCTGACCAATTAAATAGACGGCAGAGATATTTAATAAAACTTTGGAAAGAAGCATTTAATTTCTTTGGGGAATGTAGTTTATGTAAAGAATTTAATTTAAAATATTTAACTATTGATCATATTCATCGCGATGGTGCAGAGCGCAGAAGGAATGGAGAAAGGGATAGTTCGGGTCTTTTAATACAGTTCCGAAAACAAGGATGGCCCGAATCTTTAAAAGAGGACTATAGATTTTTGTGTTATAATTGTAATTGCGGGCTGGGAAAGAGCAATGTCGATTGTTCCAATTAATATTTAATTCATTTTTTTAAAATCAGTATTTAAATGCGCCTCTCTTACCTTCTTTGATTTTCTATGGGGCAAAACTATTATTCAAAATTTTTGTTTACCGCTTCTGGGTTAG